GTTGCACCAGGAGGTTGCAGCACACCATTGACGAACACGAGCAGGTGTCCAGCGGGATCTGGGAAGTATGCTTCACCGTTGTTGACGGTGAGTTTGAAGGAAGTTGCAGTACCATCAAATCCTCGGAAGAATCTATCGCAACGACCCAGAAGCGACTTCGCTTGTGTTACACCTGCTTGCCAACCGTAGTCAGAGATGATCGACAAGTTGCTGGGCCAATCACCCACAGCATCTTCCAACCAGATGCGACCAGTGGTGCCGCTGATTGCCTTACCTGCGACCTTACCGTAAGAGGTGTAAGAGGTCTCAGTGACAGTGGAGATGTCTGCGCGGAAGATTGGGAAGTTGCTAAGGTTCTCAAACTTACCGATAGAACCATTTGCTGCCAGTTGAGGATCAACAGTCGTGGTTCCATCTGCTGCCTGTCCGTACGGACGCAGGTTCGCGAGCCATACGTTGTGAATGCTGTTGTCAGGATCGTAGTTATACTCAGTGACGACAGCAGTCCAACCAGGTTGTGCAGGGATGGTGCCTTGGAGCAGGTAAACCAGATCGCCTTTGTTAAAGTCGCCCAGGAATCCTTGGTCTCTTGTGACACTTGTGATCTGGCACTGGATTGTCTTAGTTGCATGTACGAACTGATTAAGTTCGATGTTTCTAAATCCAGCAGCAGTGATGTCAGCGATGTCAAGAATAACGTCGGTGACAGAACCGTAGATAATATCGCCATCCACGAAGTTATCTTGCAGGGACTCAATGTCAATCGTGATACGACCACCCGTGTTACCCACGAGAGCACCAGCAGAGTTCTCATAGAGTTTGATATCTGCCTCAGCACCATTGCCCTTGTTGAAGATCATCTCACCTTCTGCGAATGCACCGCGATCAATGTTGATCAACATGCGTTCAGTCAGATCACCTTGGACGGTTGCAGTAACAGCGGAGTCTACACCCACGAGGTCATCACCAGCGTTAATTATGCCAGTGATATTCTCGATGTAGCAGTTACCTTCGTCGGTGTTATCACCTGAGAGGACAGAGGTTTGAACAATGAAACCATAGTTGGAAGGATTGCCATCAACGTTAACTCTCTCACCATTCGTGAAGCGACCAGAGGCAGATACGAGATTTGCCTTCTTGTACAGTTTGACAATCTCTGCTTCATTATTTCTAGTTCTGATAACGTCACCACGGCAGTTGGAGCTAGTACCAACAACCACGTCAGCGAGGTTGAAACCACCACTGATAGGCGTATCAATGTCACGAGTACCATATGTGGTGGTCTCACGATAGATACCAGAGCGTACGTCAATTTGGAATCTCTGCTGACCAGTCGTTGAGAGGTCAACATCAAAGTCGCTGTAACGTGCGTCATGACGAATCTCGCGTGCAATCTCGAAGTATTGAGGAGTTGCGTTCAACACATAGAACCAAGACTGACCTTGGAGTCCACGCTCAATATCTCCCGATGCAGGCACGTAGGTGAGAACATCACCACGAGAGTAGAAGTTCGGGCGAGTAATCTTGACTCTGTTCTCTCTTCTCTCGAAACCAACTTCCACGGTAGGAGTGTTAAGGACCAGTTCAGGATCAGTGTTCCAGTCATTACCCTCATCGTAGAGGTTTTGCAGGTTCTGAGCATGAGTCGAGTTGACCCAGATCAGATTGTTGTTAGTGGGAGGTGTAGAGCGCGTAAGAGCGAAATTGATTGGATTAGTAGAAGCGTCAATTCTAAACTCAGTGGACTCTTGCTCATACTCGAAGCGATACTCAATAGCATCCATCAGAGTATCATCCAGATAACGGAAGTATTCGTTATTTGTGCCCCACTCAGCAGTGTTGTTCTGATCGTAGAGAATACGCTTGGATGCCTCAGAGATGCGTAGCAGGTAGAAGATCAAGTGCTGTCTTACAACACCATCGTATGCGATGAATTGCCCTTCACCATCGAACCAGGAGTTCGCCAGTTTCATGGAACCAGCGTTACCGCCAGTGTTGAGGTCATAGATGATTGCATCCATCACCACCTGAGCGAAGGACTCAGGAGCAGCAGTGCCAGGATACTGAGTTGTTACTTCGTCAAATGCCTTGGCAACGATAGCGTGCTTGTTGAACACCAGGCGACGTGCAGTTGCACGATCAGAGAAGGATCCACCACCAAGGGTTTCACTCATCAGATCGAACAGAGTATCAGCAGCAGAGATCACGTTGTAGCAAGTGTACAACTGATAGTCAGTATTGCTGTTGTAAGGCGTAGTTCTAGTAACAGTGCTGAGATGAGTCGGCGTAGGTGATCCAGATGCTGCCTTAGCGACAGTATCGATCACGAGGTCAAACAGAGTCTCGATAGCAGAGGCAGTCTGCTCACAAGTGCTGTTCCAACCACCAGTTGCGCCCGTGTCAAAGGTGACAGACACGTCACGGTGAACCATGTCGTTGCTGTACTTGATTGGCCAGATGTTCGGCAGAGACTTAGTGATAGTGCCGTCAGTGATGCTTGCAGGAGTTGCAAGGGTGTCGTTGACGATATCCATCAGAGTTCTCATGGTGGATCTTACGTCAGCACATACACCGAAGGTTCCATCGGGAGCACCATCAGCAGTGATGCTGTACTGAGGATCGCTGTATGGGAAGTAATCAAGATCACCGTAGAACTTCTGATTGTAAGAATGACCACCTTGCTTGGTGATTGTGTCATTCTGCATCACATCAACAGCAAGATCGAACGCCTTGTTGAGGATCCAAGTGGTCTCGGTTACCTGCGAGGAAACGTGAGCCACAGCAGCAGACTGAACATAGAGTTCAGCGGCGTGGAAGACTCTGTTGTTGCCACCGTATTTCAGGTTGAATACCAATGCACTCAGAATGTCAGTAACGTCATGAACACAATCGATGCTACCAGCAGTAGTAACAGCGTTGTCTTCTGCACGTACGAACGTATGTGCGTATTGCTCACCAGCAGGAGAAGCACCAACATTAACAGTGATCGTAGTGCCAGTTACACCAGTGATCGCGATAGAATCTTCATAATAAGGATCAGTGGTGCGAGGATAGGCGTGCTCAGTGGCATTGCCATCCTTAGTGCAGGTGAACACCAAAGAATGAGGTTGGATGTAGATCTGGTTACCAGCAACCAAGGAGTGAGATCCAATGGTCAGTTCCAACACACCCGAAGCAGGAGTGTAGGTAGCGGCAGTAGGAGTGAAGTTCACACCACCAGTAGTGCCACCGTTGATATTCAGTGAAGGATATTGCTGTTGACCCAGGTAAACTGCTTCCTCAGCAATGAATCGGATGTTTCTATCAATGAGGTTAGCAGCATCGATGTAGCGGTCGCGTACAGCATTCTGTTCGTAAGAACTGGTCTCTACTTCGTCGAAGGATTCACCAGAAAGATCGCCACCACCAGCAGTGCCGTCACCCTCACCAACTTCGTTGTAAATATAGAGGTTGTCACGTCCGAAACCATTTCTCATGGTCAGGATGCACATTTCCTGTGCAAACTTCATGACCCATTGTGATGCCTCTTCTTCGCCTTCAACGTGGAGGAGAGTGTTGTCTTCTGAATTCAGATAGAGTGCAGCAGCATCCCAGGTCTTAGAGTTACCACCCAGACGCATGTCGTGGACGATTGATTCGATAATATCAACCACATCATCAACACAGTTCTGACGACCGCCAGGAACCTTGAAGTTGATAAACTTGGACATGTCATTCATGGTATGAACTGCTTCCCAAGCGATCACATACTTGTTACGCTCGATCATGTCAGCAGCATCCATGAGGCGATCATGGTTAGGACCAGTACGAGTCTGATCAGGTGCCTGAGGATCGATAGTGATCGTGGCGTCACGATACACCTCACGGGTAGTCCAGATTGCAACGTAGTAATCGTCTTGATATCTACCATCAATACCCAAACCAGCAGCAGTAGTACCGTTGGTTAGCAGAGTGTTGTTGATTGCGTGCTTAACGAGTTTTTTGGTGTACTCAAAGGCGTCCAGCATGGCGCTGAGTTCACCTTCAACATGAAGGATCTGGTTGTCTTGGTTAATGTATTGATCCAGGACATATTGGGTAGAAGAGTTACCACCAGTCAGCAGGTCAGTGATGACAGCAGGCAAGATGAACTTCTTGATGTCTCTGAGGCAATATGGTTCGCCATAACCAGGCATCTGTAAGAAGTCAAAGGTACGGATTTCTCCGAGAGGTCCTTGAATTTCAGCAGCATACTTGTCTTGGATATATCCGACAACTTCCTCAGCAATGTAATCGCGGTTTTTCCAGATAGCATCACCACCATCACGGAATCTATCACCAGTTGGGCAAAGGATGTCAATGATAGTATCAGCAAGAGAACTAATCTCGTTAGTTACCTGGGAAGATGCAGGAGAAGCAAAGTTGTTGGGAATACGAAGGATGTCAGTGTACTTGGCAGGAACAGTGTCACCATTCTCATCAACCATGGTTCCATAGTTGACCAGATCACTGCTAGTGGTAGTGATTACGTAGTTCATAATCTCTGCCAGTTCGTTCCATGCGTAGATGGATTGCAGCAGTTCGTTACCAACGTAGTTCAGACCACCAGACTTGGTGAGATATCCTCTACCAGAGATCACGCTGTTGTAGTTACCACCGTAACGAATGTCAGCGATGATTGCTTTCAGGATATACTCTTTGGTGTCACGAATACACTTGTTAGTTCCTTGATCACTGATCTCAGTATCACCAGGGATAACGAAGTCGGGATACTTCGCTGCCATCTTACCAACAGCAGTTTCTGAGATCCAATCGAGGTTGAGTTCAAGCATGTCGGCACACTTTCTGTGCTCATCACGCGAGAGATCAATGTCCTCAATGATGATTTCTTTGGTGTCGTAGTTGACTTTCTTAGCAGTTGCAGCAGAGTTAGTCTGACCAGTGTAGACAGCAAATGATTCCTCAGTGCTAACAATGATGTCCTGCTCCATATCCATACCAAACAGAATATTCTGGTTGTTAGTTGGATAGGTTGTAGTAGGAGTAAAGGTGCCAGAGTACAGAGACTCGTTGTGAATGATGAAATTATCAACATGACCTTGGAAGGTGTTGGTGCCATCCCAACCAGCCATCATTCTGAATGGACGCTCAACATAGGTGTTAGTGTCAGAGTAGTCACCACCAACCTGTGTACCGTTAACAAATATCTTGGTGATACCAGTTGTTCTAGTAACTGCAACGTGAGACCATTGATCCTGTGCCATGTTGTGAGCACCAGAGATATGATCAGTTCCGTTGAGCCAATACTTAATGGAGTTGTTCTCCAAGTAAATCACAGGAGATTGAGTCAGAGTGGCACTTTGAGTTCTAGTATCGAAGAGATACTTGATACCAGACTGAGGGTTAGTAGAAGGACGCAACCACATTTCAATGGTGAAGTCGCCAGTACCAAACTTAGTCACATTAGACAGTTCATGAGACAGTCCAGTATGAGTCTGGAAGTTCAGTGACTGAGTACCTGCTTTCTTCTGCAACTTAGTCAGAGTGATCGTACCATTAGCAGTCAACTTAGAGTTGGTAATGGTCTCTCTATCAGTGAAGGTGCCAGTAACAGCGTTAGTGAACAACCACTTCAAACCAGAGTTAGTTCCCTTCGCCTCAAAGGATGCACCAGAGGACGTGCCTCTAATGGTATCGCCAGGAATGAAGAATCCGTTACCACCACGATCTTTGTAAGCAATCTTGAATACACGGAGGTTCTCGTTCTCGTTGTATGTACCATCAGTGATAGGACTGAGGGAGTTGATGCTGCTGAGGTTACCAGCGCCGATTGCAGTTGCTGCAATCTCAACCAGAGTATGAATACCTGCCTGTACATCAGCACAGTTCTGGATACTTTCGTTGCTACCAGAGGAGTAGTTAGGATCGTAGTATGCTGCCTCAGTACCACCACCAACGAAGATGGCGTTATCAACTGCATCGATAAAGGTGTGAGTATAACCACCACCAGTTGATACAGCGTTTGCATTAGCAGATACGAAGGTGTGAGGATACTGCTGACCAGTTGGAGAAGCACCAACGTTAACAGTAATCGTAGTTGCCGTTACGGCGTTGATAGCAAGAGTTGCACCAGCAGCGGGGTCAGATGCACGAGGATATGTGTGGTTAGAACCATTGTTATCCTGAGTACAAGTGAAAGTCAGTGAATCAGTAGCAATTCTGATGTCATCACCAATTTCCAGCGTGTGGGAACCAATGGTAAGTTCCATGGCACCAGTTGCAGGGTTGTAGTTCGCACCAGTAGGAGTGAACTGAACCAGAGGAGATGCACCGACGTTAACGTCAATAGTGGTGCTAGTTACACCAGTAATTTGCAGAGGTGTGTTGAATGCAGGATCACCAGCACGAGGATACTCATGGAATGTAGCACCACCATCCATGGTGCAGGTGAAGTTCATCGAGTAAGGTCTGATCGTTACCGAATCAGAAGTCGAGAGACTGTGAGTACCAATACCGATTGTCATCACACCCGTTGATGGGGTGTAAGTGGCGGCAGTAGGAGTGAACTGTTGCAGAGTTGTACCAGCAGCACCCAGGTAAGGACCTTGATAAGTCGAAGGATCCTTCAACATGTATCCCAGTTCTGGGGTTCTGGTGTTGACCTGTACATAGAGGAGGTTGTTGATAGCACGACGTGCCATCTCGCCTGCCTTTCTGAATGCAGTCAGGGACTCAGCAAGTTCTCCAACCAAACCATTGCTGATAGGTGAACCATTAGTGAAATACTTTCTAGCAAACTCAACAATGTTGTAGTTACCATCATCACTGATGTCATCAGACAGAGCATCGACCATCAGACCGATGTCACGACGACACTTGACTTCGTTAGCAGTGTATTGAGTCGGAACTACCTCATCGAGAAGGTCAGCAAGGGAACCAGCAAGCAGGATGACAGAGATGTTATCGCAGAGAGTTTGCAGCGCAGATTGTACGTCAGAGCAGTTATTAGTTCCATAGTTTGTGGTGTTAGAACCAGCAGTGCCGTAGTTATTACCAGGAGAAGGATCAGCAGTGATACCAGTTCCAGTAGAACCACCAGTGGTTCTCTCGTTGTAGAAGATGTAAGTAACACCATCGACAACCTCAGATCCATTCAGGTCATTTCTGAGTGCCTGACGCATCAGTTCAGTTGCCTTATCAAATGCAAACTCAGTAGCAGCTGCTTCGTTGTTTACATACAGGAATTGTGTACCATCAGTGCTGAAATACTTCTGTGCAAGTTTTCTGGTATATACTGTACCACCACTGTAAACGTCGAATGACAGAGCATCAATGTAGTAACCAATGTCGCGCTTGCACTTGTCAGCAGAAGGAACTGTCAGAGAAGGATACTCAGCAGTCATCAGAGCGTAAGCCTTCGCCTGAATATAATGCTTATTCTTCTGGATCAGACGATACGCATCAGCATATCTGGACCAGGCGTCGGTCGCGTTGTCGCCAGGATAGTAGAACCCAGGATGTTCAACAGCAATCTCAGCGTTAGCAAAGTCAACGATCTCATCCTTGTTCAAGGCGATCATACGACCAGCATCTTTCCATCTATTCTTAGAGTCGGTAACAGTGTTGCCATACTCGAAGGTGATAGAGCGCAGTTCATCACCAGCAGCAAGAGTACCACCAGTTAGGTTCTCGTACTCGATCTCAGTAGATCTGACTTCTTCAAAGTCAAGGAAGTCAGCGTTAATTCTCTGATCAGCATCATCAATCAGAGTAGGAGTAATTGTAGTCTTGGAGATGTCATCTACAATGACGTTAGCATTAGTAAGAGAGATAAGACGCTCAAATACCAGACCGAAGAAGGTTGAACCTTTGTTAATGATCAACTGATCAACAACATCACCCAGTCTAACTTCACCAGCAACAACCTCAGTCATGTTGTCGAGGATTCTATCACCAGTGGTAGTATCAACGGTATATCTTTGGATAGTATCACCATCTTGGAAATCTGCCACAGATCCCTTCAAGTAATACAGGATCGGAGGAGATGCCTCTTGATCAATTCTTACAACTTCACCACTTGCAGTTCCACCAGGTCCTTGGATCTTGTCACCCTCAGAGAAGGAACTCCAACCTGATTCACCACCAACAGGACGTACCAAGTTGATGTTAACAATAGGATCTCTATAAGGAGAAGTGCTTGTGATTCTTGCAGCAATGTTGGAACTTGCAGAATAGATGATATCTTGCAGACCAATATCATAGATACCAGTCTCATATTCAGAAGTACCAGAAGTCTTAGAAAGAACCAGTTTGTCATCAATATTTCCATCCAAATCTTGGTTGGTTTCTTCAATGACCGCTTGATCACCATCAAGATTAGTAACAGTCTCACCAAACTCAAAGATGGTCTTATAGTTGACACTATCAACATTCAGAATGTCACCACCATATTGGAGACCAAAGAATGTGATTGCTTCACCTCTTTCAAAGTAACCATTTGCCATGTCAGTGACATCAATGGTGTAATCAGTTGGGTTGACAGTAAACACAGTTGCAGTTGCACCACTGGTCTGACCAGTGACTCTTACACCACCAAGTGCGTTCTGAGTAAATGTGCCACCAACGTTTTCAAGGTATAGCTTTGTTACAGAATCGTCGATACTTCCGATCAGTGCGCTGAATCCAGTTCTACCAACGTCAATACGCTCGTTAAGATCAAAAGGTCCACCTTGGATATCTACAACGTCAATGCTAGTAGCACCAGTTGCAACGACCTTTGCTCTTGCCTCAGATGTGAAACCATTAACAGTATCACCCAGTTCAGGGAAGATACCACCGATAGTATTCAAGTTGAGTCGAGTAATCGGCATGATGTCGAACTCAACGTTTCTGTAAACAACCTTAGAGTCGGGCTTAGGAGGTTCAGCAAAGACGATGTTGTTACCAACGATTTGGAAGGATTCGCCAGGTGCTTGGATCACACCATTCAAGGTGACAACCAACTGGTTATCCTTAACGATGAGGTTCTCACCTTCAACTCGAAGTGGGAATTGCTTAGTAGAACCGTCGAACTGACCAGAGATATCGTCAATCTTCTTAACGATAGAAGTCAGAATTTCCTCAGAGTTGGTCAGTCTCTTCTTACGGAAGAGAACTTCGGAGTTATTGAAGGTTGAGTAGATCGGTTGAGCAGCACCGAAGGAAGTAATCTGGTTAACGTTGGTGTACTCGTTGATGTTCACCTGCTTGGTGAAACCAGCAACAACCTTACGTCCAGAGATATCCTTACCACCAGTCAGTTCGAGCTGACCGAACATGTTGAAACCAACAGGGTGGTTGTTTTCAAGAATCTGAGACTTCCACTTATTGATAGGAATCTGAGACTTAATAACGTAGGAGAAGTTCTGATAGAAGAAGGAGTCTTGAATCTTCTGAACAATCTCGGAAGGTTTACCGATGTCATCGATGAATCTACCAGGAGTCTTGGTCAGAGCATCAATGTTCAGCACACCCTTAGCAATGTTGATGTTATCGATCAGACCAGATGCGCGAGAGATAACACCCTGCACCTTACCACCAACAACAAAGTCACCACGGGGGTTAGTAACTTTAAGAATCTTAGGTTGAATCTGCCAACCTTCGTTTTCTGATACAACACCGAAAGCACTAGCAAGTTCGTAAGACTCACCTTGGAAGAGTTCTTCACCTTCCAGGAAGCGAGAGGTCTCAACCACTGCTTCTGCTTCACCACCAAACACCTCGGTGAGTAGCACCTGACGACCATCACCCTGAGTCAAGAAGGTAATAAAGTTACCAGACTCAGCGTCAACTCTGGTCAGTGCAAAGCGAAGTTGGTCTGCTTCCAGACCATTTACATTACCAGCAATAGCATAGTAAGTCTGAGTAGAAGACAGACTGGTCAAACCAACGCTGCTGGGCTTAGGCAGTACACCAACTTCACTACCGATATCATCAGCACGGAACTGAACCTCAGCACCAGTGGTAATACCATGAGGGAAGTTGAACTGCAAATAGTTCAAGTCAAGGTTCACAACATAGGTGAACTCAGATTTCAGAGTCACAACTGGTTGTGAAGAGTAACCAGCACCAGGATTCTTGATCAGAATCTCAGACAGTCTGTTGTTCTTAACAACTGCTTCTGCCTCAGCACCAGATCCACCACCACCAGAGATCAGAACAGCAGGTGCAGAGGTGTAACCAGCACCAGGATCAGTGATAGTAATCTGAGAGAGAATAGAGGTGTTGAAGAGTTGCAGGTTGATCGGGAATGCAATCTCAGGACGCAGGGTGTAGTCATGGGAGTAACCATAACCAAACTCATTGTTTTTCAGAGTCTTGATCTTACCAATCTGTCTACCAGTGAGGAACACAGCAGCACCGCTACCCTCAGCAGGGATAACCACTTCTAGTTCTGCACCAGAACCAGACAATGTGGGTCCAAGGATGCCTTCAATACCATCAACGTCGATGCTAGCAGTAGTGTAACCCTTACCAGGATCGGTCAGAGTAACATCAGTAATGGTGCCAGATCCGATCTCGTCATCAACCTCAACGGTGATTTGCACAAGACCACCTTCACCATCACCCAGGATAGGAACCTGAGTATAGACACCAGATGCATATTCAGTACCACCATTATTGATTCTGACTTTTTCAATCTTACGATCAGATGCAATGTCAGATACAACAGGAAGTTTCTTATAGAATCCACCAGGAGAGATCAGTTTAATCGTGTTGATAGGACCGATTGCCTTAACCGAAGTGGTGGAGTAAGAGGAGTTAGGACGATCAAACTCATCTTCACCAATTTCTGCATTGGTAAATTCAGGTTCATGGAGAAGTTTGAATCTAAACTCAGTATCAGAAATAACTTCGCTGATAGTAAACCTACCATCAAACGGAGTCTTGATCACATCAATAAAGGAGTTGTTACCAACAGGAGAGTTGGCACCCAGTCTTGATGGGTCAAAGTAATAAGTGATATTAGTAACCTCACCACCAATGGTAAACTTAACCACAGGTGTCTCAGTTGCAGAGGACAAACCAGGAGTACCTTCACGTTCAATAACGTTGAAGGAGTATTCCAACTTATACTGGTTATCCTGAGAGAATGACAGATAATAACCGAAGTTAGAAGAATCACTCATATCAAAGATATAAGAGTGATTTCTAGTCAGCATCAGAGTTGGGTGCTTAGATGCAATCTTGACACCAGTTACACCAGTTGCAAATCCAGGATCAGCAGTTGCAGTAGCACGCAGTCTGTAAGTAAAGTCTCTGGAAGAGAATACTTCTTGGACAAAGAACGAACCATTAAACTCACCAGTGTCGAATCCTTGTACAAACAGGATGTCACCAGCAGAATAGTTATGAGGAGTTACAGCAGTTGCATAGATCAGATCTGATCTACCTTCACTGACTCTTGTAATATCCTTATCAAGAGTAACAGTCAGTTTGATAGTCTTGACAGTAGTAACACCATTGATATCTGCAATCTTGGCATTATCTTCATTAGGACCAGCAGTAATGCTGCCACCCAGAGATACTACGTCTCCGATGATGAAGTCAGAGTCAGAATAGGTATCGATAATAGTTACTCTATACTCTTCTGCTCTGAAAGGTCTGAATCTTGCATAGTCAGAGAGTGGATCATATGTACTAACGTAGGACCAGGTGACATTTCCATCAGTGACAGTTCCAGAAGTATGTACAGGAGCAGTGCCACCACTGATACCATCAGATGTTGCTTGATACTTATATCTACCGTAGTATACAAAATCATTCGTGGCGTAGGATCTATTGGTTTCCCACTCATCTACCAAAGGTTGAGGCCAAGCATAATCCAAGAGATTTACTTGGATGGTTCCAGCAGCACTGATGTAGTTCCAAGTTACAGCACCATCAGTTACGATACCGATCTCATGAGTCGGTGCAGTAGCACCAGAAGTGGCAGTGTTAGTAGCAGCGTAGATCTTACCGTCGCTGTATACCTGATCATTGACGTTATATGCCTTACCTGACACCCACTCGTCCTGAGGACGAGAAACAGTAAAGTCAATCTCTTCAATCAGGTTCTCTTGACCAGTAGAGTTTCTGAATCTATCAGTATTGTTAAAGTTACCAAAGATCTTACCGATCTTATACTCAGTACCATAACCTGGGTTGTTGATAGGACCAACAGGAGTCTCTACAATCGTACCAAACGCTTGGGTAACACCCTGAGCGTTAAATTGTTCAATAACAGTACCCTTGTCGAACTTAACGTCTTGGTTGAAGGTAAACTTCTTGACGTTATCCATCTTAGAGTATGCTGCATCTCTAAGGTAGTATTTTGCAATTACATTGGGAGAAATAAGCAGTCTCTTTCCAAGAGGTGAGGGTACAGTAGAAGTCTTAGAAGTGTAAGTCGTAATAGACTCACCGAAAGTGTATGTACCGTAATTAAGAGTAGAGGTTACATCAGAGTAATCAAGAATTTGCAGACCAGAAGAACCTTCGTTCCAAACTGTGATAACAGGGTTGTTCAGGTTATTAACATTGAGGTTAGTTGCCTCACTGAATACAATACCTTGATTATTAGCAATCTGATAATCACCACGCTTGCTATGGAGACGATCAAACTTGATCATGTCCATACCAGAGTTCTCAGTATCAATTCTGTAACGCTCAGTGGGAACAGTCAGAGAGGAACCAGTATATACAGCACGCGGTTCTACGATGATGTCATCAACCCAACCAATAAAGGAGGTGTTGGTGGCACCAGAAGTAGCATTAGAAAGAACTGCAAGGTCATCCATTGCGACATCTTCTGTTCTGGTGGCAGTACAAACTTGTACACCATCGAAGTATGCAGAATATACAAAGGAACCAAGAGTAGGTTCTTCCTTAACCAGAACAATGTGATGCCATCCCTCAGATGACATTGTGGTGAAGTAGGTAGAACCCACAGATACCACGGTAGCACCACCACCACCCTGAGGAGTGATATCGAGAATGACTTTACCGAAGTTAGGGTCACCAACAGTACCATTGATAGAGTAGATAACCTTATCGCCATTATCGGCAATACAGGTGATCATTTCCATCTTAGGATTATTGCTAGCATGGCTGCCAATCATCTTGACCCACATGCCGACAGTCCAGTCGTCATTGTTATCAAAGTCAGTCCAATCCAGACGACCTGCTGCTTGCAGTTTCAGTGAAGCAGAACCAAACTTATAGATGGTATCATCTCTGAGGATGTTAGCACCACCAGTTACAGTGACAGCACTCTTCTTCTGCTTGGTAGCATCGAAGTAAGTATCAGCACTATCGTTGAAACGATATACAGCAGTAGGAACAGATCTTTGAACGTTGACTGGAACAATAATGTCACCAGAGTTATCAACAGTGTGATTGAAAGCAGTAAATCCAAGACCGTAATCAGTGTCACTGTTAACAGAATCCCAAGCACCACGAATGATGTTGGACTTGTAAAGTAGAGTTCCATTGTACTTAAAGTTGGAAGCAACTACTTGTTGATCATTATCTTCGTACTTGATGTGGGTAAGAACATTGACATTACCAAATTCATCAAGACTGATACCAGCATGATTGATAGATTCAAATGTAACACTAGGAGCAATAATCTTAGAGAAGTACCACTCAGGAGCACTGAGAGTAAGTCTGATTTGATCCATTGCAATCTTGAAGAATGCAACACCATAGTGCTTGGTGCCATTCCACATATCACATACAAAGAACAAATCGTTGTAGGAATCCAGAACAAACTGAGGTCTTTGTACCTGACCACCAGAGACTGCCAACTTCTTGACATAACTCATTTCAATGTTGGCACCGTCATAAACCATCTCACCAAACATGAGATCGTTATTGTCTAGATCAATACCAGCAAAGACGATTTTATTATTACCAATGTAATGCAACTGGTGCATTTGCTCACCTTCGCTGTCAGAAGCGAACTTACGCTTCTCTACAACGTCACCTTGGTTATTGAGCTGCATAACCCAGATATCATCGGGATCTGGGGAGTTGGTGTCCGTCCAACCACAAATATAAAGTCTCTGCTCGTCATCGAGGTAAATATCACCTGCATAGTCGCGACGAGTCGCACCAGAGACACCAGCGATCTCTTTCTGGAATCTGATGATACCTTCGGGATTATTTGCGTTATCGAGACCAGATTCGTACTTAACAAGCAGAATATCGGGATTGTATCCAGCAGTGCTCTGAGATTCGGTTTCACCGAGCACATAGATCAAATGATTGTCCTCAGAAGTCTCGTCGAGGTAAATCTTCTTAAAACGTGCTTTTTTGATGCTAGAAGACGACAGAATACTTCTATCCCAAACAAGTCCACCCAGATCGGAGAATTTAGCGAGGAAAGCAGAAGTATCGCCATTTGTTTGAGTCAGTTCGCCACAAACGTAAGTAGTACGGTCGGAAGCGGTCTGAACGTCGAAAATTTCAAATGTAGAGGCATTAGCACCACTTTCGACATATTGGTTGACCCAATAGTAAGTTTTCTTGAATTGTTGAGGATGAGAGACTCTAATTTGAGGAACATCCTCAATATCGTAGTCAAAACCAGAATTGATGATATCAACACGGTCAATCTTACCAGTGGTGGTATCCAGGATAATATCAAGCTCAACATCCTGCCCAGAGTCAGTAATGATCTCATAAGTAGGAGGAATTGCCTCATTGTAACCAACACCGATCTGATCAACACTAATTGACTCAATACCAGTCACAACGGACATGTAGAATCGCTTATTAGTGTTATCAGTGATAACTTTCGACGAAACAATAATTTCGTCTTGTGCAATCAGTTCGTGATCGTTAGCAGTGGTAATTTTACCGTATGGTTCATCATCAATGATCTCTTTACGATATCCAGAGATTTTTTGACCAGTAACAGACTCAATTTGAGCAGAAGCACCAAATCCATCAGTTCCAGTGTTATCGAAGAACAAAGTATCATTAACCTGGTAAGAAACGCCAGGGTTCTCGATAACGAATCCGTCAATCTGTGCAGACTCGAATTTAGTAGTATTTTCGACCTCAATATCCACTCTGGACTCAGTAGAGACCGTTGGGAAGTAATCATAGATCTGCAATGCCGCTTCTTCGGTCATTGCTTGCAGAGTTGCAATTTCAACGGGACTGATGATGCCATCACCGTCCATATCTTCAATTTCAAAGATAATTACGTCACCTTCGCGCTCAGTAACGAGTTCGTCAGATCTTTGGTTGGGTTGACGGTCAATATCGATGTCAACGTTGGCATAGGGGTCTCTGAAACGAGAAACATCGAGAGGAATGTTCTCTTGGGTTGCAGATTGACTCAGGTTCCAAGTATCAACAACAGAGTTGAACTGAGGACCAACAATATAAGGGAATACAGGAAGACCAGCGTCAGATTCGTCAATAGTTACGAAATAAGCGTAAGTACCAGCAGGATAGTCAGGAGTCTTACAGAAACGACCGTTATAGGGGTCTAGGTCGCCTCTCTGGAAGTCATATTCGTAATCATTGATGAAAGTACCAGCAGGATAAGTTGCAAGCAGCGGACCATCCGTTCTAGCAGGAGTTGGGTTGGTATCAATGTTATATACAACCTCATCTTTCAATTTGTAAGAAGAACGCATTCTTCTAAGACCACTGTTCTGATCAGTCGGGTCAATATAACCGTAAGGACCGTAAATCGGGTTACCATCAAACGCCCAACCAATAATTGGAGAGTGTGCTTCGTTCTGACCGATCTCACGGAAGTTCTGAGTCTGAGGGTCAAGAACTACGTTGTCACCAACCACATAACGGAGTTCTTTGGGGTCAGAGACGTGTGCATATTCACCACCATACTGGTTGTTGAAACCAGTGAATACATAACCACGAGCAAAGTCATATTTGGAGTTAAGTTCATATTCAAGGTTCTTGTTCCACTTGAATACAGTTGCTTCAAAGGTTGCAAGTTGACCAACTGCTTCCAGACGAACAGTAGTGTTACCTTGGGTATATCCAACACCTTTGTTAGTGATTTGGATAGAAATAACCTTACCTTTGTCTTCACCAAGGGTTCCGATGACAGCAGTTGCCTGAGCACCAAATCCATCACCGTTAATGTATACAGTAGGAGCAGTAGTATAGTTTTCACCAGAGTTAATGATAGCGATCGACACAATACGACCGTTAATCACAATAGGTTGTGCCAGAGCACCTTCACCAGAGTTTAGTTTGATCTCAGGAGTAGAAGTATATCCAGATCCAGCAGAAGTCAGTGCAACACCAGAAATAGGACCACGAACTTGTGCAGTAGCAAGAGCACCAGCACCGCCACCACCAGTAATAGAGATAGTAGGTTGAGAAGTATAACCAGTACCAGCATTCTCTACCAGAATACGAGTTACACGACCATTAGTCACAACTGCCTGAGCAGTTGCACCAGAACCACCGCCACCAACGATAGAGATCAGAGGTTGAGCAGTATACCCAGAACCCTGATCGGTAACATCGATAGAGAACAGTGAACCGTTAACAGTAACGCTGGCCGCGGCACCAGTACCACCGCCACCAGAAATTTGAAGTGCAGGTTTGTTACCAGCATCATAATCGATACCATTGTTGGTGATAGCGATTGCAGTCAAAGGACCAAAGGTCACATAGTCCTTAGACTTGTAAGACCAGGCAGCAACACCGTTTACCCAAGAACCAACGGGGTTATTAGGTTGAATAGTAGTTCTAGTAGAAACCGTAGATACAGTTCTAGGGAATCTAAGCAGTTTACGCTGGTTACCAGGAATTAGAGCAGAACCTTGGAAAGGACCGATCTTATAGTTGGGTAGACCAGAGGCAGCAACGTAAACGTAGTTATTATTGAAGAAACTATTCTGAATGTTTGAAGTGAACAGAGATACTACTTCGTTAATAGAGTTAACAGTAGACTTACCTCTATTCAGGTCAACAGACAAGAGAATGTTACCCTGAGGAGTGATCTGAGTCGGTACAGGGATAGCATAAGTGAAGGTAAAGTCGTCAAGACGAGAAGTTACTTCATAAGTTCCGTTATAGACAGCAGGGTTTGCACCATAAATGGTAACCTTGTCTTCTACAAGCAATCCGTGCGGGTTATCACAAACGACGGTAGCAGTTTGGTTATTCGATCCCCCAGGAGTAATGCTTGTAACCTTGATGAGTTTCTTAACGTTATACAACCAGGATTGAAGGCGTTCATCAGTGTCAGTGCCACCCAAAGCAGCCACATTAAGCTTATCGCCTGGTAGATAGTAAGAACCAGTGTCTTCAAGAACGGTAGTACCTGCTTCTGCAATACCAAGAACACGAAGTTTGACTTCGTTGCTCTGTCCTTTGTTAACCCAGACAAAAATGTCTGAGTGAATCGTCGTGCCAGGGTCCCAGTCCTCAACTACACCGTTTTTAGAACGAGTACACTCAATAAACTGGTTCAGAGACTTCTCTTTGTACTGAACAACCTCATTATCATCAATAATGATCGTACCGTTCTTCTCTGGCCACCCAATAGTTGAGTCAACGGTAATTATGTTACCATCGGTGGTCAAAGGTTCAACAAGAGTCGTTTTATAAGGAATCTTGAAGGTTCCACTCAGAGTTTCCTCTGAAATTGCCAATTCGTAAATTACGTCAGTGCCCTCAATGATCGAAATCACGTTTTCGATCAAAACAGAGGCATCTTTGATATTTTGGTCAACAGGATCCTCAATTTGGATCAACTGTGCGTTCGGTAGATCAGCAGGGTCACCAGAAATCAGTTGAGCACGAAGAATCGTGTCAACAACCCAGGATGCTGCCGAAGGAGTGACCAGTTCGTCTCTTGGATAGTAAACATCAACTTCCTCACCGAACAAAATCTTGAATAGGTACTGTGCAGCAGTTTTCGTACCCTTTGAGATGTAGAAATCCTTGATCGTCTTGATAACTTGCACAGGATTGACCCGTGCATAGTCAATGTTGATCGTAGGCATGTATTGATCACGGAATTTATCAAATACACGTCTAATAATCTGAGCGTCCAAGTTATGAACAACAGATCCAACAGTATGGTTGGTTTGTGCAAGTTGATCTTCCTTAGCGTAGACCTGATTGCCAAAATTATCAAATTGGACAACATCAGATACACCACGAGCACAACCACGCAGTGAAGAAGGTTCATAATTTTCACCAGAAGACCTAATAAGGCAACCAGTCACCTCACCGAATCCAACATCGCAAGATGCTTGTGCAGCAAGTGGTTCAGCGATGTAAACCTTAGGAGGATTCTCAGTAGAATACCCTTCACCAAAGTTGGTGATGTTAATATCAGTAATTTCACCGTTAAAGATGGTTGCTGCTGCCTGAGCACCAGTACCACCAATAGATTCACCCAGAGGACCCTTACGATCGTCTACAATGTATACAGAAGGAGCATCGGTATAACCAGAACCACCTGTCAGCAGGTTGATATTAGTAACACTACCGTTTGCAACAGTAACATCAAGAACCTGAGCACCAACGGGTTGTACAACTCTTGCTCTTGGTGCTGTCTGGTAACCACGACCTCTATTGGTGATAGTTACAGACACAACTTGCCCGTCAGGAGACACAGAGCAAGTTGCTTCGGCGTCAATACCGTCTTCGGGGGCAGGATCAATGTAGATAGTAGGAGGATTACTATAACCAAGACCAAACTTAGTTACAGTGATAGATCCGTCAACCAGACGACCCTCAGAATCGATTGTAGGGTCACTACACTCAGCACCACCAGGGTTGATAAAGGTAATTGCAGGAATAAAGTCGTAACCAGAACCAGAGTTGGTGATCTCGATACCAGAGACTTGTCCTGTTGTATCATCAACAGTAATTTCAGCAGCAGCACGAGAACCATTGATCAGATCGCTAGGTTCAGTGATACGAACAACAGGAGGGTTGTATGAAGTGTAACCCTGACCACCGTTGATCAGTTTAACGTTCTTAATACCGTTGACCAAAGACCTGGCCGCGGCACCAGTTCCCTTTCCAGTAGAAGAGAAGATGGATACCTTAGGTGCAAAGTTCAGTCTATAACCACTACCACCATTCTTGATAGTAATTGCGTCAATTTCACCATTAGAACCAACACGGGTCACTGCCTCAGCGCCAATTCCAACCGAAGGAGACACATATTCGATCGAACGGATATGGAATGAGTCTTGTCCAGAGATGTTAACAAAGAACTTGATTCTAGTGTTGTTATCAGTCAACACATAATCATCGAATGGGCGTTGCAGCACACCATTACGATTGATAATCAGACCAATCTCAGCAATAGGAGCATATGGGAGATTATCATATTGAACCACCATGGAATCTCCACCAATGAGACTCTCGATAGGAGGATAAACCAGTTCTTTAATTACAGAATCAGCAAAACCGATGTAGTAAAGAATCTGAGTCAGTTCTACTTGATCATTACCAGTTCTAGCACGGGGTGCAGTGGTAAATACAATCTGAGAACCCGTAATAGTGTAATCAACCTCAGGAATCAACAGATCACCATATACAGTAACTGCAAGGTGTGCTGCTGAGACAGGTGAGACAGGGGTGCCAAGGAATTTTAGATCGAAGGTAGTTCTAGTACCATCAAAGTCAGTCCAAGGAGATTCTAGTGCTTGTCTCTTTTTATTAAATTCTTGTAGAGAGATACCTGGGGTCAGGATTACGTCAGGACCACGAACAGTCTGAGCATAATAGATAACCTCATTATCAATCATTACAGATCCATCCTGAGGGATGAATCCATCAATCTGTTCTACTTCAATCGTATCAATTTCAGCATCAACATCCTTGATCACCGTCGTGCTAGAAGTCAGCAGTTTGGGATCATAAGCATCAAGATCAAGATACCTAAGCAAATTGTTCAGGATGTTATAGGAACGTCCTGTCTTCTCTTGTGACTTGTAATATTCAAAGAGAAATTGTACGAACTGCTGATCTTCTTCCCGAATAAATTCAGGGAGTTGGTCAGCAACTCTGTCCGAGATGTTAATTCTGTCTGCAAACATTTATCTTAGAAACAGGAGTCGATGTCGGGATACTCGAAAGCATCAATCGGGTAGTTAATCGTATTTATGTTGCCCCCACCATAGTTCCAACCAGCAAAGTTGAAGGGGTCAAAGTTAGGAATGTCACTGGGGTTAGTGACAAAATCAATCGGGTAAACTTCGGGGTTGAAGATGGTTGGGTCAACACCTGGCGGGATGGTAAGACCGTTACCATCGGGGAGAACCACAACGGGAACTCTCGTGTTGCCATCAGGGGTATCAGCAATATTTAGGGGTCCGACACAGACCTTTCCTGTATCATAATCTACCGTTCCAACAGACTGATTCAAGACAACTTCTTTTTCATTTCTATTAGTTACCATGATCAATCCGCCATTACCATCGTCTCTGATGTTAACGGGGACAAGTGTTGAAGTTGTGATTTCATCTGAACTGAAAATCGCCTCTTCCAGAGCAGATGCAAAACCTGCCTGCTCGCCAGCAGTTTGTACCAACGAACCTGCCGCTTCACCAGCAGCAATCTGGTCTGCTACATCTTCGGTATAACCAGTTGCATAGAACGAACCAGTTTTAACGGAAGAAAACTTAGGATTACAGTTGCCACCACTACCATCACCACCGTCGCCGCCAGTTCCATCACCATCTCCATTGCCGCCAGGTCCACCGTAGTCGCCTGGGTCAACAATAGGATTATTAAAGTCAAGACACTGAGTAAAGATATTACCAAACGTGAATTGGTCAAGGTTTTGACCAATAGTCATCTGACTGGTAGTACCAGCAATAGCATTATCAGAAGAGTCAATCACAGCATTGAATTTGGACATTTCAAGACGACCACCGAAGCGATCATCTCTATTCTGTGAGTTAAACTTATCGATAGATTTAAGAATCTCAGATGCCAACTCGTTTGAAGATCTGGATGTCTTGTTTCCGTCGTAGGAAGGGTAAACCTTCGGAGACAGATAGTAAATTCTTGGGTCAACAACGATCGGTTGGATCGATGCCATAGAATAATCAAGCAGTTGGTTTTGAATACGTTTCTTAGTCGTAGTGTTGAGGTTCACACCAGACTTAGAACGAACTGCGATGAATACCTTGCCATATTCAGGAGGTGATAGTTTCTCACCACCATAAGCAGTAACTGCTGCTGCCTGAGGGAAGATATCCTTTACAATGTGAGCATAGTCGTTTTCTGTAACTGCTCTGTTTTGGGTCGAGAACGCCCTTGGAGCACGAAACTTGACTGATAGGGCAGATTCCCTGTCTTCGCCTGCCTGAGACCCGTCTATGGTCGCCAGAGACATCGATGAGGGCAGAATAGGACGACCAGTGTTATCAATAGCACGTCCAATGAAATTAAACTTGGTTGCGCCGTTAGCACTAGGTCCGTCAGTGGCAATATAGGTCAGTACAATAAATTCATTATCAATCAACTTACGTCCAAGAACACCATCACCGAAAACAACCTTATATCTAATGTCTTCGGTCTCTTCTAAGAAATAAACACGAGAAGTAGAGTCAAGTGCAGTAACGTTTCTAGAAAGAGAGTATTCGTCAATCTCAGCAGACTGTTCATTTGGTTTTACTGCTACAACTAGCAGTTCAGTATCAACACCGTCAGCAGGAATCACATATTCTTGCTTCTTAGTATCATCAACGGTGTAATTAAAGGTGAGTAGGTTGCCCTGATAGATCACCAGTTTCTCAAAACTTGCAATACCAGTATTCTGGTCCACCGCTACCTGGGTGTCCTTCATAATGGCATAGGTATATGCTTCACCGTCCACCTGAGAGATGAATACATCACCTGCTTTGATAGTAACTGAGTCAGGGTAGGCAGAACCACCAGGAAGCAGTTGAGTCTGTGCAGAGACGCGCACACACGCCTTAGACGCCTTAATAGAACGAGGCGTATAGTTGATCTGTTTGGCAATGCGAACAATGTTGTCTCTAACAGTCGCACTTTCCAGGAATGCTTCGTTCATCGACATGTTCGCCAAGAACGCAGCGTAGTGCGTATTGTAAGCAAGGATGTCGATCAAGTAAGAGGCAGTCGATCCCTCAAAATCATAATCCGTAAATTCAGGACGAGTCCTGAGATAGGATTTGATCGATTCCTTAATCTCAAAAAAGTCAAGAGACGTTAGTTCTGAGGGTGTTGCTGGCATCTTACGTTCTCTCTAAGAGGAATTCAACAGTTTGAGTTTGCGGTTGACCAACGATTGCATATTCAATCGCTACGTCAATACTGTAATCATCGTCAGAGAGATTCACGTCAATGTTTTCGACCTCAACACGAGGTTCTAAACGTTGTATGGTATTACTTATCTCATCTCGCAGATCTTCTGCTGAGAAAACGTCAAAGGGTTCAAATAACAACCCTTTGACTCTTGAACCAATATCAGGTTGATAGGGGCGTTCACCAAAAGCAGTCAATATCAGGTTTCTGATCGATTGCTTGATAGCATTTTCATTTTTCACCGTCGAGAAGTCTTCGGTATTAGGGTTTGCTTCAAATGAAACCGCTAAGTCCTTAAAACCTCGGGAGAAAAACTTTTCTGATCGAAACCTGTACGACGGCATTGACTTATTTAGTCGTTATCAGGATTATTTAGCAACTCAACGGGAGGGTTGTATTTTAGAAACTCCCAGAATGTCATTTTCATCTCTTTTTGGGTCATGCCGCAATGTTTAGCGGCATTTGGGAGATTCATTGTGGCATGGAAGAGTGCTTCGTTCGCTTGTTGGACAAGTTCGGGTGTAGTTTTAACGGCCTTGTCCACGATAACGTTTTTTCGCTTGGTTTGATGATGTCGCGGCATATTTGGTGTGCTGTCCTCGCCCTTGGCGCGTCTTTTTGGGTTTTGATTCGATGTGACTGCTGTTCAGTCCAGTTTTTGCTCGGGTTGCCATGTCTTAATTAAAACGACTCTATGATGATAGCACAGTTGGACTGCCATATGCAACCACTGAGGAACATGGATAGGACCAGAAGCGGAATCCAATGCCCAGTGGGTCTAGAACACGTCCAATAGGCAGTTTAGTTACAAATACAGTCAAACTGGTTGCCATGAGGAATCTGATATGACCTGTGCCTGCCATATCTTCAATAGTAAGAGCACTACAATAGATGGGAGTGAAAATAGGACACAACGCTTTGCCACATGGGCACATGTAGATGACGATATTAGTACAAGGTGAGATATGTTGAACAAAAACATCACCCAATGTCATCGTAGGTAACCCATTGGTCAGCACAAGTGCTTTAAGGGGGTTCAGGGCGGTGTAGGGGATCAATGGTTGAGGTGGCCACCAGCATGTCCACTCTTTGATCTTAATTGAATATGGTACAGGTGGAGTACCACATGCCTGAACAGAGTGAACTGTACCAGGAATGCAGATACCATGCCCTGAGCAGGGCAAACCTGTGATTGGTGCTACTGGTAGTAAGAGTCCGTATGCCATTATTCAGGGAACATGTTATTAGTGTCGGTCGAGAAGTTAGAAATTGCACTATCTGAGAGTTCTTCCTCGAAATCAAATTCAGGGTCATACTCAAATGTGAGTTTACCGTCAAATTCTAGATCATTGACATCCTTGAATGCCTGTTTCTGTTTTTCGACCAGTGATCTATCTCCTGGGTCATGAGAAGACAAGTGTACTTTTCTTTGTTTGATTGGTGGGTTGGGATTGATAGCATCAACCAGGTCACCAAAGGCACCGCCGTCACATTCTTGGAAGAATGGGTTGCCCATTCCTTTGACTGCTTGACCAAATGCAATGGATGCACCAGTTGACCAGTTCTTGATATTCATTGTACCGCTGTAAGGTCCCATCCTCATACCCAACTGAGTAATAAGTTGTGGGTCAACAGCAATACTAACATCATTACAATATTCTAAGCAAGCTTGGTTATTACCTGAACCAGTCCAACCACTACCATAGGTGTTTAGGAAGGTATATGTGCAAGTAGAGAAACCACAGTTGTATCCATTGTACAAATTAGTTATATCCCAGAACCCACTGCCTGAACTTTTACCTTGTGATTGGTTATTACCTGATCCTGAAACATAGTATGCATCGTATACATCAAGTACACCATTACTATTGTTACCATGTCTAAGGTAAGTATCCCAACATTCGTGTGCAGGCACTCCACCACTTAGACGTTCTATCTCAATAACGTAGAAAGTTTGGTTTTGTGTAAGAGAACCATACGATGTACCTGGTGAATAGTCAGGATCACCTGGTTGTCCATTGCCACCAACCGTAGTTGAAGGAACTGTCCACTGTACAGTTCTAGTATTGTAGTTAAGATTGTCTCCTAACCACAATCCTAACTGGTCTGCTTCGTTAAAATTCTGGTGATCCCAGTCAAAAGTGTTTTCATCAAGACCAACGGGGACAAAAATGATGTCAGATCCGCCACTGGGGTCCCAATAGCAACGACCTTCGATGTCTTGACGACTACATTTCCACATTTTGCGCTTATCACCGCCATTCATGACGGGTCTGGGTCTAGTTAGAGCAGGTCTAGGCAGTCTTTGAAGGAAATTCATGAAGTCTGCGCCCTGTGGACCCGTAGTTTTGCCCTGAACAGCAAGGTTTACAGCAAAATGTGCGTTATCAGACTTCGATCCACAGTATTTGTAGATAACCCAACCGAAATCACGACCAGTTTCCGAGTCAGTGAACGGACAAGGGAGGTCTTGGAGGCGAGTTACGTTGTAAAACCTCGGTTGAGGGATCATAACGCACGGATCTGAGTTGTTCCAACCGAAAACATTGCTCAGAGTCTTGGTTTTTGCGTCTGCTTTCTGTGCAACGTCTGCCATTTGAGGATATTGGTCCTCCATAACGGTCTTCATTGCCGCACTAGCACCAACCATACCCTCAGTTACTGCTGGTGGGAAGAGTGCATCCTCCAAAATGTTCGGAATTTCGATGTCAATACAACCAGCAGGGACGTTAGAGCACAGTTTTGTCTTCTCAATCTCGTCTGTTCCTGAGAATCTGATGTATCCAGTAGGGTACGAGGCAGTAAAACCCTCCATCATGGTCTCAAACGACCCCATGACACCCTCATCCATGACTTTTAGCTTGGATTCCTTCGCACCAGACCTTCTTCTGATCTCACCTTTGAGACCATCGATGGGTTCTGACGGTTTATTTTCCGTTTCTTCGGTAGTGCTCTGTGCATCAAAGTTCTCTTTGAAGCGTTTTTGCTGTTCTCTGGTGTTAGGACCACGGAATTTGTAGTCTTCTTTCTCAGTTTGAACGATCCAGACCCTAGGTTGACGGTTAGGATCGGTGTCATAACCCAATCCACGGTCCTTAATCAGGAGTTCATCGATCGCACCGTCTGGTGTGAGGGATACAATCTCGATTTTTGCCTGTCTGAACTTACCTTTCTTTCTATGTTCGGAGGAAATTGTTCTAATTTGCTCCTTCTCAACGAATACTGTCGCGATTTCCGACTCATCTTCGTTCACATCAGTACCAGAAATGGTAATATCGCGGTTATCTGCCTCTGGAATCTTACTTTTCCGCTCTTTGAAGTCAGCTTCCATGTCTTTGCTGACTGCTTTTTGGTTTCTTTTGATCTGTTTGAAGTTCTGATTGAACTTTGTACCGTCAGGATTGTCTAATTTGTTGGTTGGAGAGCGCAAAGTAGTGCCTTCCCACCCATCTAACTGCTCTAATTGGTGTCTAGCATGATCATTTGCACCTTTTGCAGTCAACTGTGCGGGTTCTTCGACGACGATTGATGGATTTATGTACCCTCTTCCGCCGTTGATGATCTCAACACTCTGGATTTCACCGTTTTTATTGACAACACACTCAACTTTTGCCTCATCAATCGACTGTTGGTTGACCAATGCGGTCTTATCGATCTCTACTTTGTAGTATGTGATCTTTTTAGGGAACTCATACACACCAAAGAACCCTGCTCGGTCAGGAATTCCGTACCCAGCAAGCACATTTGCGGTTTTTCCATTCTTTCCAGGAGCAGTAATAGTCTGATTTGTGGTAAATGCGGCACCATTACCCTTCAACTCCATGTAACCGCAACGTAATTTGTTACCAAAATACGCAACTTCGTTGATTTCCCACCCATTGATGGTGTCTCCTGCCTCAAAACTATCACCATTGCGGGTTGTATAGCGGAATAAGATGCGTTTTGTGTCAGTATCTACGTTCTTAAACGATTCATAGATGCCAGTTCCGCTAGTGTCAGTGAGTTCTAGACGTGAATTGGTCGTTTTCCAACTATCTTCACGGATCTCATAGAAGTGAGAGTGGTATTCTTGGGTAATTAAGTTCTCATCACAGACACAAGTGTTCCTTCCAGACCCGTCACTCAGTGACATTGACTTGTTTGGACAACAGTTGCGGTTAGAAATAGAATACTGGATGGAAAAGATCGGACCTTTCCATGGATATGAAGTATCGTAGATGTAATAACAGAACTGAGAATCAAATAGAGTATGGAATTCTAGGTACTTTGGCACTGCTGCCTTGACAGCACCGTTCTTACCATAGATCCATTCAAAGTATGCATCAGTATTAGTGTTAGGACACTTCTGAGGATTACCCCAACCGAAGTCTGGGTGGGCATGTACAGAAGGAGTACCGTAGTATCTGAAACCTCTTCGTTGTATAGGGTCAGGATTTAGTGGTCCTGCATCAGCATCATACTGATACTCATAGTTGGCATGAGTGTAGATACCTGATCCATCAGCATTCCAGTTATACCAACCTGCCCTTGTAGCATAGTCAACAGGTGATCCATACCCCACAGGACCAATCAGACCCTGGTCACGGATTGTTTTCTTATTACCTGATCCTAGGTCTTCCTTGAATACCCATCCGACAATACCAACATAACTGTAATCCTGATCTCTGGGGTCCTTACAATCAGGTACACCAGACACACCAGTCTGTAAGTTTACTTCTCTTGTTGGGTCGGCGGTGTAGAAGTGGTCCCTCTTTGCGTTGCTAGTAGACCTGTAATACTCATACAGAGGCACAGCTGATTCACCAGCATCCGCGAAATCGTTTGCATTGCTTTGACTTGTGTAAATGTATCCAACAATTCCTACCTGAACATATCCACCACCATAACTGCTCTGAGTGGATAGTACAGAGTCATTACGATCATTCTCATAGTGATGATACAGTGGTTGTGTCTTACTACCCTTATCACTACGGGATATGTAGAACACAGGTCTACCACTACGAGGTTCGTGGTTATATCCCTTAGAGACATTACCACTCTCCCCTGGGAAGTCCTCAGGAAATCTTAATTCTTCTTTATTGATATATTTGTGGTCTCTATTGCCTTCATCACCCGATCCACGATAGAAACGGAAGATAGGCATTCTCTCAGTGTCACACTCGCCTACACACTGTGCTTCTTGATCACCAATGTAGTATACCTTATCCTCACCAAAAATTGACGTACCAGGACCCTCATCATTGAAGGTAATTTGATAGTTCGTTCCTGGTCCGCTATGGTGGGCGTGTGATTCGTATTTGTTGTAAGACGGGCGTTCCCAAGTCTTTTCGTACTCACCCCCCGCATCGATGTTTGGGAAGGATCGCCCTGTCTCACTAATAAAAATACTCATTAAGGTTCTAGGACTTTGATGCGCTCTTCCAACATATTTAGACGCACATACAGGTCATCTAGAAGTTCCCGCATATTGAGGTAGTCTTCATACCCCTCTGGTTTGTATTTCATCATATCAGCGCCAGGAGGAGGGATTTTTGCAAGGACCCCTTCTACTGTTGCAATACGAGTCGCAAGATTCTCTAATCCCTTAGAGATCATCTTAATATGCTCAACGTACGACTCTTCAAATGTTTTCTCAGACATAATAAGGTTAGACGCGGTTTTTACGGTTTTTCTGTACCCTCGGATTTTTTTAGAACGACAGACCCATCAGTCTCTTCGCTCCACTCTAATTCAGTCCCCTCATACCATCCAAGATCTTCCATCAATTCAGCAGGCAGAGTAATAGACATATCTCCGAAGTCGTCTACCTCCACGGGTAGCGTAAATCTTTTGCTCATAGCACATATAGTGGCTGTGTCAAAATTATATAGGAGCAGGATAATTTACAGCATGTGGAGAACGTAACACTAACTCTGTCATTCTATGATAGAAAGAGTGTACAGTCAAGTCTACAATCTTGCTTGGATCTAACCATGCATGATGTAGCATATATCCATGTCCCAGGTAAATACCGCTATGATTGCATAATCTATCCTGTTTGCTCGAATAACCCCCTTCTAGGCGCTCTAAGTGCAGTCTCATGACCATCATGTCACCATACTGTAAGTCTGAGAAAGGTGGGGGATCACTGTCACATGTACCTGTATAAACATGAATGACTCCATCCTCTAATCGCTCTGCCTGATCCTCAATAAACGATGG